AAAGATTCAGGTTATGATTATTTTGACTTTGTTTCCGACGTAAAATATCACACAGGAAAGTTAAAATGTGTGTGGGAAGAAAAAGAGTAATGCACATTATCGTTAGAATCTGCCGACTAGACGGTCAAACATTTTTCGAGCCGATTAGCGACGATGCAAAGCTTATCTGTCGTGTGACGGATAAGCCTTTGATCACTAAGCGCCAGTATGGCGAGTTGAGAAGATATGGGTTCCACGTGGAGATATTGTGATTGAAATTTCAATAGAATCGTTTGTGTTAATGTTAATTGCCACGGGATTCGGCTTCGGAACTGTTTTCGGCATCATCCTTTATCATTTGGCTGACACTTGTTAATTTCTCTTGTAGAGCCTGACTAATCCATTCTTGCAACGAGATACCAGCTTCCGGAATTGACATAAAACCTGTTATCTGAAAAGATAAAATAAAATCTAGGACGTGGATAAATCCACACAATTCGAGCTGAGGTAGTTCTAATACCGCAGCTCAAACTATTTTAGCTCATCTACCACGCGTAGAAGGAGTACGGGGCACGTTTAAAAAGCGCAGCCCCTTTTTCTTTTCTAAATTATTCTTGATCTCTCTCTCTCCATCCGCTACTATGAATTTATAGTTTTAAATATAGGGTGTTTATGAGTGATTTAAAGAAGCCGAGTAATTGCGTGGGAAAATCAAATGCCATTGTCGGAAGACCCCCGACAGACCTAATTAAACTCGCAGAGGAGCTCATTGAATGGTCTTACACTCCACAAGCGCTAAATCTTATTGGTTTTAGTTCCCCTCGTAAATTTACAGTCACAAGATTGGCGGATTATGCTGTAAAAGATGAAGCATTTTCGGACGCCTTAAGGCTTGCTAAAGAGAACATCTCTTTAAATCGATTCAATGCATCATGCGCAAAGTTAATGCCAGAGGTTTATTATAACCGCTGCGAAGCTATGTATGATCCCCTCTATAATGCTTTTAGCAAAGAAGAAAAGCGTTATGAATCTGAGTTAAGAAAAAAGGAAGAATCTTCAAAACAATCTACATATAACATTATGGTACCGCATGACCTCGCAATTGGAGCTAACATTTCAGCCGAGGCCGTATCAAAAGAACATCCTTCAAGCGCTCAATAGCGGTACTAAGCGCGCTGTATGGGTAGTTCATCGTCGAGGGGGAAAAGACGTTACAGCATTCAATTGGTGTATCCTTCAATTGCTCTTGAATCCCGGATGGACAGCTTTTCATATATTACCCACGTATAGCCAAGCGAAAAAAGTCATTTGGGACTCTTCAACTAATGACGGTAAACGCATCCTTGATTACATTCCTAAAGAGTGCATAGAATCAAAGAACGGCCAACAAATGGCCATAAGGCTAACCAATGGCTCTCTCTATCAATTGATCGGTTCCGATAATATCGATAGCCTCGTAGGAACTAACCCGAAAATCATTATCTTTTCTGAATATGCTATTCAATCACCAACCGCGTGGGAGTATTTGCGCCCTATTCTTGATGTCAACAAAGGTTTCGCTGTATTTATTAGCACTCCACGCGGAAAGAATCATTTTTACGATTTAGTCTGCATGGCAAAGCGGAACCCTGATTGGTTTTGTGAAGTACTTAGCATTCGCGAGACTGGAGTGCTAGATGAAGATTATATACAGACAATTCGCGATGAAGGTGTCTCTGATGAGTTGATCGAGCAAGAATACTACTGCTCATTTAATCGAGGTGTGGAAGGATCTTACTATGGGAAACTTATCGAAAAAGCAAGGAATGAAAGCCGTATATGCAATGTTCCTTACGATCCTCGCAGCCCTGTTCATACCGCTTGGGACATTGGTTATGGCGACAGCACTTCTATTACATTCTGGCAAGAAGTGGGTGGAGAGGTTCGGATTATCGACTTCTACGAAGCTCAAGGCGAAGGAATAGCTCACTATGCTAAGATGCTGCAGAATAAACCCTATGTCTATGGTACACATTACATGCCTCACGACGCCGGTTCGGGATCAATCCAGACGGGGCGCACGCTTCAAGATGTTGCTTATGAGCAAGGGATTAAGGTCACAGTATTGGAGCGTGAGACAGATATACAAATTGGTATAGAGGCTGTTCGATCAATGCTAAACATCGTCTTTATTGATGAAAAGAAGTGCGGTCACTTGATTAAGTGTTTAGAGAACTATCACAAGAAATACAACGAGAAGACTCAAGCTTACTCTGAATCACCACTACACGATTGGACGAGCCACAGCAGCGACAGCGTCCGCTATATGGCGAATGCTCGAATTCAATTCGGTCGAGGAATGGGAGCTATGACTAAAGAGAAATTGAACGAGATACGCAATAGAACGGGTTATGGCAAGGTGCAACAACGACCGGCACAACAGACGCCATTTATTGGTAGAACATTCTAATTATTTACCTATAACTTAAACTTTTATCTTCCTCCTTGCCTCACAATAGACTATATAGTAATATAAAATTTTATTGTGGGGTTATACATGTCAAGTCCCGCCTCCGAGCGTAGTCAGGTCGTCCCGAATATTTATCAAAACTTCTATTCTGACGGCAAAAGAGATGTTGTTGCCGAAGCAGATGCGAGGTATCAACAGAGCCTTTCTGCATGGCAACTTTTCTTTTGGGAACAGCTAATTGACCGAAAGGTTTATCTTGGTGATCAGCGATATTTGAATCAATATACTGGTCTTTCTTACGAGCATCAAAAGTTTGTCTTTAACAATAGTATGCCCGTCGTAAACATGGTTTGCGGAAGGCAAAGACAATACAGAAAAGCTACTCAAATTCTCCCCGTACACGGTTCAAGCAACCAAACAGCAAGCCAAGCGACTAAAGCTATTCAAGGCGCTTATTACAACGACGACACGTATCAAACGATCAGTGCGTGTTTTAAAGAGTCTGCAGGCATTACGGGGCTGTCTCTAATGCATTCGTGGATTGACTACCGAAGAGATCCCATTTGCGGGGATTTAAGAACTGAGTGCTTCTCTGCTGATATGATTATGATGGATCCATTTTGGCGCAATATGGATTTAAGCGATTGCCAGTTCATTAGAACTAGAAAATATCTCCACAAGGAACAAGTTAAACAAATGTTGCCAGGTCGTGAGAAAGACATCGATCTTCTCAATGACAACGCATACTTTGACACTAAATTTACATTCATGCCCCAACAATACAACATTAGACGTAAAGGATGGTTGGCTTATGATGAATACTGGTATCAAACGGAACGTATGGCGACCTTCATCGTCGACCCGGAGACGTACGAAAGCACGGAAGTTGATTTTAGTTCCGATGAAATGGAACGGCTCAAAGTCATGTACCCGCAAGTCGTCGTTGTAAAAGAGAAGGTACCCACTGTTCACCTTGCGATTATTGTTAACAATACTTGTTTCTATGATGGCCCAAACCCTTTGGGCGTCGATATGTATCCGTTCACTCCGTTTGTTGGCTACCACGACCTTGCTAATAATAATTATGCGTTCCGCTATCAGGGCGTCATTAGGAATATCCGAGACTCTCAATATCTCTATAATTATCGCAAGCAGCTTGAACTTGATCTTCTTGCAGCTCAGTTTTCAGGTGTTGACGTTGAAGAAGACGCATTAATAGACGATGATGACGCATTTAAGGTGGGGCCTGGCAAAGTACGCTATCTCAAAAAAGGACGACTTAATGCAATCGTTGACAAGCCGGGAGCTAACATTAACCCGGCTAATTATCAAGCAACACAGTTTCTTAAAGAGGACGTTCAGTCTTTGGCGGGTGTTACGCCCGAACTGTTGGGTCAAGCGGAAGATAGCGATGTGGGTATTACCGAAAAGCTTCGGCAGGGAGCGGCCCTTACTACACTACAGGAATTATTTGACAATCTCGACTTATCGCAGAGGAATGCGGGTCGCCTTCATTGGGCACTTATTCAAAAGAATTATACTCTTGGTAAGATTCGGCGCATGATCGAAGAGGAGCCAACTAACGAGTTCCGTGATAAATCATTCCAAAGATACGATGCTTCAGTAACAGACGCACCACTAACCGCGACAACAAAGCAATTGGCGTACCTACAGAAATACACCCTATGGAAAGACGGATTGCCCATTCCACCAGATCAATTACTTGCCGATCTTACTATTCAAGACAAAGACAAGCTGCTTGAGGCTATCAATAAGCAGCAAGAGGCTCAACAGCAGCAAGAACAGCAGATGGCGCAGCTCCAGATGGAGAATCAGCGTATTGTTAATGAATCGCTACAGAGCAAGGCAATGAGCGATAGATCACTTGCTGAAGAGCGCATCCGTCGCGGTGAAGTTGAACAAGTAGAAATTATAACCAAGTTCAACGAAAGCGAACATTTCAAGGCTCAAACCGAACTGGATAAAGTTAAAGCTGCAAAAGAAGTGCAAAGCATGGGCGTAGATGATTTTGTAAAAATATTTACGTTGATAGAAAATATTCAAAAAAGAGAAGATGATAAAAATTTAATGCTACAACAAGGGGTTAGCAATGGCCAGTTATAAAAATACATCAAGTGGTGGTTCAGGCAAAGCCGGATACCTTCCAATTAAGGAAAATGTAGATCCAAAACCACCTGCAGGTGCGAGTAATTCATACGAGCAAGTGCGCAAAAAGATTGATGCTAAAGACGATCGTGCGTTGTCAAGTAAGCCGTATACTAAAGAAAAAATGGCAAACAAATAAATTTGTAGGGTGTTTTATTTGATTCACCCTCATTTTAAAGGAAATTATATGCCAAAGATTAAAATAATCGAGTCACAAAAGAAGCCAATGGTGCCAAAATCTAGCAGTCTGAATGCTACAGTGCCAAGATTTAAAGCTCCGGGTGGAAAACCTCCATTGCCATTGCAAGAAAGCTATAACCGACAAGGTAAAAAATGAAAAAGCAATCAGCAGCATCAAAGAAAGACGAGTCCCTAGGTATGAGACGTGGAAAAGAATCCACCAAGAGCCAATCAATGAAATCACGCCGTGATGAAAGCAAAGGTGCGAGCAAGAAGCATCCAGATGCAGCGCAAGATAAAAAGCTTATCAAGTCTATGATGAAGAAAGGTTGCAAGTAATGACGATGCTCCCCCCTAAGATCAAGAAGCTTCCCGGATTGCGTAAAGATCCCGGTGGAAAGACAAAAAGCCCTAATGCACCGACTCAAGTAAGTGCACCTAAAATGGTGAGATGATTGATAAAGGTTGGAGATAAAAATCCCATTACAAAAAAACCATACAACTATGGCGACATAAAGATGGATTGCGACGGGTGGGTGGATGCAAAAGAGTATCTACCTCCTGACTTTGAGCTGTGTTTGCTTAAAACTCCAAATAGAACACTTGCGGGTTGGCATATGAGAAATGGGTGGGATGGACACCGCATGACAAAGCAAGACGAGATACAATACTGGAAACGAAAGCTTGAGCAGGATTAAATAATGGTACGTGGTAGCGACAAGACTTACGGTCAATTAATGGAAGAGGCAGCATTAGTCACCGACAGACAAGAGGTGGGTGAGACAAATGAGGCTGTCATGGCAAGATTCAAAGATATCATTGAAGATTGCGTCCAAAAAGAATATGAAGCCGGGATACGAGGCAAGTATTACATTCACATTTGGATACAGAAAGACCCGTACGCACAAAATGCTATACACATTTACCCGCAATGTCGAAGGACTAGGCCATCCCCTTATCAAGGACATGACCACTACCTTTGGTCTGTTACCAATAGCACTAATGTTAAATTCGAATGGTGCATCCCTTCAAAAGAAATCCTTGGCTACATTCTAGCTCATCCTCATGAGTTCGATATCAACTATGTCAAAATGCTCAAATCCTACTGTAAAGATACGATCGAGAAGATTGAAGATTACATGGTAGACGGCAAAATCGCTTAACCATTTAAGTTTTAATTTGTAATAAAATTCAATATTGAATATACATAGTGTATATTCGCGTCTACATTCTGTGGGCGCATTTTTGGCGCAACCGAGAACTCGCCATTCTCAAAGGAAATGCATGGAAGAAACAGAAAACAGCGCAACACCTGACGTCGCTACTCAGGCTGTCGATCACCATGAGAAGTCTCCGCAAGAGAGTTTTGCAGAGCTTCGAAAAGCTAAAGAAGACCTCGAAAGGCAACTTTGGCAGGCTCAGAAAGAAAGGGAGATGTATGAAAAGCAAATGCAGATGCAAGCGCAGTATCAGCAGGGGCAAAATCAGACAGAACCCGAAGAAGAATTTGATTTTAGATCGCTAGAGCAAGAGGAATTCCCCGATGGGAAGAAACTTGTTAAGGCTTTCAACCAATTCAATAAGCAATTGTCTGCTAAAGATAAAGCTATTGCTGAGGCTAATCAAAAGCTTCTTATTTTAGAGACTGCTCAGGAGTTCCCGGATTTTAAAGAGGTCGTCACGGCTGAAAATATTGAAAAATATATCAAAAGTGACGAGGACAACCGAGAGGCTGTCGAGCATGCAAAAAATCCTTTGAGAAAGGTGTATAACTTAATCAAGAAAGATTCGCGGTATCAAGCCGATAAGGCCGCTGTTGCCGCTAAAGATAAACCCATCTCTCAGGAACAGAGACGAGTTGATGACAAAGAAGGTAAGCCGAAGACAGGTAGCTTGGGAGTTCGCTCCGATGCCGTCTCAACAGCTGCTGCCATGTCAAATTCTCGGATGACCCGTGAGCAAAGAAATGCTCTTTGGGCTGAAACTCTAGCCGCTTCTCGACGTTAATCGGTTCCTCGTCTTAACAAAAGGTTAAGACCATGAGCGGACCGACAACCACAAGCATTTTGCCTCCTGCTGTTCAACAGCAATTGTCAATGAAATTGCTTGCCCGTCCTATGCCGGATCTTATCCATTGTACGATGGGTTA